TTGGTGGCGGACAGAGAGGGATTTGAATACTATACATTTTATTTCATATCTATTTTTATCAATTCTTTTATGTTATTTACTATTGTTCCTTTTGTTTTACACATTTTTATTTGGTGGTTTTTGTTTAGTTCTGCTTTAAAGCATTTATTTCCTATGTATTCTTTTAAAATTATTTCATCTCCGCCGTATATGGTTATTTCTTTTTTGTTGTAGATGCTTATTTTCCCTTTTTCGTTGTCGTATTTCCAAAACATTTCTCTTGGTTGATTATCAAGTAAAATTTCGTGATTTTTTTCAAAACTTATATCCCAGTTACTTCCTGCTGTGAGTATAAAATTTATAAAGTATCTCTTCGTTTGTATGTTCCAGTCGCCTACTAAATTTAAATCTTTTATATATTTTTCTTGGTTATTCTTTTTTTCTACATGTATTTCTATTGGGTCAGCAATTAAAAAAATACAAAGTAATAATAAAGCTTTTATTATTCTCACTCTATTACCCTATCTCTTTTTTTAGTATTCTTGCTCTTATGTCTGATAAATAAAATTGTTGTTCCATTTCACTTAACTTATCAAATAGCTCTATTAGCTCTTTATGCGTTGGATTTATTTCACTTTCTTTTTGAAAATAAAATTCTAGTATTTTGTATAGGTTTGGGTTATTTTTTTCCCAGTTATAGATAGTTTTTATATCTTTTCCGATGAATTCGGCTACTTCTCTTTTGTTCATTTCTTGAAATTATTCCAATATTTAAGATTTGTTTTATAATTATTATGCAATAATTCCTTTTAAGAAATTGCAATAATTCTAATTAAGCAAGAGGATTTTAGCAATATCTTATGAATTTATAACTTAACTTACCGCCCGCAACAGAGTAGAGATGTTTAGGGGCTTGTTTGTTACAACCTTAATACGTTGTAAAACTGTTGGGGGTGGTGTAGCTCTGCCCCTAAAATACTTAGCTACAAAAAATATTTTTTAAGGAGCTACACATGTACACTTACCTTTTAGGCCTTTGTGACGAAGTTCGTCCGATTTCTCGTATCGACAAGAAAACTGGTGAAGTTGCATCGTCTATCGACGTTACTATCACTTTTGAAAGTTGCGATCAACACGGCTATCTTGTTAAATCAACCGAAACTATCAATTATGACTTTTCTTTAAAGCCAAAATTTGATTCTGTTAAAGGCAAATATATCGCTGTTCCATATCGTTTTTTAAACACTCGTAATGGTGCATATATGTTCCCTGATGAAAGTTTGAGTTTCCAAGTTTTCAATGAAAATCCTTTTTTGAAAGAAACATCAAAGTCGTCTAAATAATTAAAAGCGGGGGCTATGCCTTAATGTGAGTAGCAAACCACTCTCCCGCCTTTCTCAATTTCTACAAAGTTTATTCTTTAAATTTTGTAGAGATTGATCTCTAAAATTTTAAAAAGGAGTTAGATATGGAAAAAGTTAAAAATTTTCTAGAATCTACTAAGGTTAAAGTTGCTGCTGTTGGCTCTACATTGCTTTCAGCTCCTGTTCTTTTTGCGGCAGATGCTCCAACTGTTCCAACTACGCCATTAAAAGCAGATTACGCTTTGTTTGACTACGTATTTGCTGGCGTTATCGCTGTTGCTTTTATCTTTATGATTGCTCGTAGAGTTAAGGGCTTCATAAAATAAGTTTAGGGGGCTTTTGCTCCCTTATAAGGTTTAAATAATGAAAGAAAATGCTATATACGTTCCTAACCTAAATATCTGCGTTAAAGATTTCTATATAAAAGATAAAAAAGTATTTTTCGTAAATTTTGATGATAGCGTTTCTACTTCTGACTATTCTATTTCTGATTTTAAGACAAATTATTTATTTAATACTGAAACAAACATTTGTTATATCCAAAAAAGTGATCTTATTTCAAGTCTAGGCATCTATGAATATCAATTTAATTTTCTCATGGGTCTTTCAGCGATACTTATAGCATTTTCTTTTCTTATTGGTTTGATAATAGTCGGAGCTACACGATGATTGAAGTATTTAACAATGATGTATTTAATTATTTTTTAAATCTCTTTTCTCTCTTTTTTGTGCCTATATTTATATACGTTATAGCTCTCTCTTTTGTCAAGTAGGTTTTAATTTTTTCGACGTTCTGGATATTAAATTTTTAACTTCTTTTTTTCCGTAGGACAAAAAAGAAGCGACAACCGCAGGGCGTCAGGTATTAATAGGAGCTAAATATCATGGTTAAATTTCTTATAAAGCTTTTTTGTCTGCTTAGCTTATTAAGCTCTTTTGGTTTTTCTTCTGATGTTGTATTCTTTTTTTCAACTAAAGATGCAGATAATTATTTAAAAAAAAGTAATGTTAAATTTTTATCTAATAATAAATATGTTGTGTTTGATCGTCCTGATGATCCTAGTCATTTATATGTTGGTGAATTACTTGGCTCTAATACTTATTTTTATGCTGGCTCTTTGCGTGGTTATTTTTGGAATAATCAGACTGGTGAGGTTTATTTTATTGATGATGATGTAAAAAGTAATTATTTTCTTGATAGGGGTGGTTGGGGTAATTTTACTCGTAGGTATGAGTATTCTGGTACTTATAATAGCAATGCAGTTTTTCTTTCTTATGTTTCAATTCATGAATTTGATTATCGTTTTATTACTACTTGCAATTCTGGTGAAGAGTTCAATACAAAAACTTTGCAGTGTGTTTCTGGTTGTCCTGCTGATCATTTTTTTAATCAAGAAACTGGTAAGTGTGAGCAAGAGCAAAAACGCCCTGATTGGTGTCCTAAGCCTATGATCTACAATGAAAGAAAGGTAGAGCTTCTTTTAAGGGATAAAATTGTTGAAGAGTGTCTCCCTGATCCTAGCATATCTGAAAGTGATTGTAAAAAAAGAAATTTGAAGTTTCATGGTTGCGATGATAGCGTTGCTGGTTATGAACTCGCAACATGTATGAGTATTCCTAGCGGTTGTTACGCCCCTGAAACTATCGAGCGTTTTAAGGCTGAAAAACAGCTTGATAATGATCTTTTCATTATGGGCGGTTTTATGATTCCATTGCCTATTAATGCTATTAAAAATGGCCTTAGCTCTTTAGGCTCTTTTTTAAAAGGTCTTTTTTCTAGCGGTTCTAAGCCTGCTAATTTAAATTTACTTGAATATCGCCCCCAAATAGTTGATGTTAAGGCTACTGTTTCAGGTCCTGAGCCAGTTTTTAATATTAATCCAGTTGATGATAGTGCAATTGTTTTTAACAGCGTTTTTAAAGAAACTGGTAAGCTTGATATCACTGCTTCATCTTCATCGAATATAGTTAAATCACCCCAAGTAACTGCTGACGTTTCGCCAAATTTAAGAAAATTTGATTTGCCAAAAGATGCTTCAGTTTCTAAAATTGAAAATAACACGATAGTTACTGCAAAGCTAAAAGATATGTCTAAACCTATCCCCACAAAAGAGATAACTGTTCCTAATGAAGTTAAAAACATAAATCTTGATTATGATCTAAATACTATGTTTAAAGCTTCTGATAAACCAACTCCAAATTTACCTATGACGATAAAGCAAACTAGCAATGCTGGCGGTAAGGCAACCTATAAAGGTAATATTGTTACTCCTGATAATAGCGTTATTGATGTTGATGTTGTTGAAACTACTAATCCAAGTGGCTCTAGGGTGCAAGATGTAACTTATTCTTATGTTTATAGGACTCCAAGCGGTAGTAGTAAATTTTCAACTGGCTATGTTAATACTATTGATTCAAGTAATAAAGTAACTAATTCTATTCCAAAAGATAGCACATCAACAAGTTCATCTGGTAGCTCATCTAATTCAGGTAGTGGCGGTTCATCATCAACAACTACCCCTAGTCAGCCTACCCAGTCTATTGATTTGAGCTCTTTGGAGCAAGCTATAAATAGAAACGGCGCTAAACTTGATTCTATAAACGATACTTTGACTTCTATCAAAAATCAACAGCTAGAGCAGTGGAATTATGAGCCTAATGTTAATACTGCTACTTCTTTTTCTGCACTACAAAGCGAGCTTGCTAAATTTGATGTGTCCGTTAATGATGCTTTTAATTTTCTAAACAATTTTAAAGGCGATATTGATAATTTAATGAATAACTTTAACGAGTCGCTTGATGTTTTTAGTAAAGGTATTGATGCCCCTGATATCCCTAAAGGAACTTGTCCTTTTACTATTAGTGGTCCAACGCCTGGTAGTGGTAAAAAGAATTTATTTGAGATTGATCCTTGTCGTTTTGTTACTCCTTATAGGTCTATCCTTACTCTATTTTTCACAATTTGGTTTAGCTTTGAGATCATTATGTTTTCTTTGAAATATCTCTTTAGGGTAGGTGGTGATTCATGAAATGGTTAATTGGTGCCGTTGGTGGTTTTATAGTAAATATTATTGAATTCTTAGTAAAGAAAATTGGCATAAGAAATACAATTTTAGCCTTTGTTGTGCCTATTTATGCTTCTTTTGTAGCTTTTCTTATCGCTTTTGCTGGATATGCCATTTTATTTATTATGAAAATTTGGAATTTACTTAGGGAGTATATCCCTAAAATGTTTGATTATGGCTCTAGCGTTAGTGGTTCTTTTGGCGGTCTGCCTAATCAAACTGTTTTAAATTCTGCTATGGAGTTTTTACATCAAAGCGGTTTAGCTTCTGCTTTTTCAACTGCAATGACCTTGTTTATATCTATTCTTAGCCTTTTCTTTGCTCTCCAGCTTTATAGGGTTATATTGTATGTTAGGGCTAATATGACAAAGATCATAACCGATCTATTAACTTTAATGAGTAGATAGTATGCTTAGTTTAATTATTGGTCCGCCACGTTCAGGAAAAACATACAAAGCAGTTCATCTAATAAATGATGAATACGAATTGCACTTAAAAGGCGAATCAAAGTATAGGTTTATTTATACTAATATCAATGGCTTAAAATTTGATCATTTTAACGGCTTTGTAAAGCAATATGATAAAAATGATTTTCTTACTGCGGTTGGTCAAGAATATACCCTTAGTTCTCAATATGAAAATGGCTTTTTAGATAATGTAGATAATTATGATGAATATGCCTTAAAAAGTGGCATATATGAAAATTATCATCATTGTTTAATAGTTCTTGATGAAGCTTACAACACCTTTACTAAAACGTTTAACGATAGCTTGGGTAGATTTTTAAGCTATCACGGACATTTTGGGATTGATATTATCTTTCTTTTCCAGTCGAAACGTCAGACAAATAGAGAATATTTAGTTCATACTGAATTAATGTATATGGCTCAGCCTAGCGGTAAAAGGCTTTTTAGTAAGCTTTTTAAGTATAAAGTTTATAGCACTTCATCGCAGGTAAATGATAACCTTATTAATTCTGAGAATTTGAAATTTAATCAAAAAATATCAAATTTATATAGTAGTGGATCTAATGAAATTTATAAGAGCTATGCAACTAAAAAGATTTTATTTTTAATAATTTTTATTGCAGCTTCTTACGCTATATATAAATTCTTAGAGCCTAAACATGAGCCAGCTCAATCAACTAAACAAGAAACTAGGTTTTTTGATTTAAATACTTCAGATTCTAAGAATATAAAAGCTATTTCGAACGATGTAGATAAATCAGATATAAACACCACTATTTTTAATAACAATAGAATCTATCTAAGGATAACTTGCTTTCCAAGCGGTTGTAAATTTAGAAATTACGCCATTGATTTATCTTTAGATAGCTTCTTAGAACTTCTTTCTTTCTCAAACTGCCATATATTCTTACAAGATAAGAAGTCAGGCAACTACATTGTTTACTTTGTTTCTTGCCATGCAGATTTTGAAAAGGTTTTAAAAAGCTTAGAAAATTCATCACAAGGGTTTGCAAATGAAAAATCTCCAAAGACTGATTCTAGTCCTATGCTTCCTACTCTCAAGTAGTTTATCTGCCTTAGAATATCGTAACATTACCTTTAACGATTTCTTGGGCGAGATTAGTTCTATAACTGGTAAAAATATTGTTATTAGTGGTAATGTTGATACTAACTTTGATGTATTTTTACCTACGCTTGATCTAAGCAATACTGATACTTTTTCTAAGTTGCTTAAAGATATTTTAAATGTTAATGGTCTTGATTATTTGATTCAAGATAGCGTTTTGTTGATATATAATCCAAAAGTTGAAGATAAGCCAGTTTTGAAAGATTACATAATAAAATTTAAGCATATTTCTAAAGAAGATGTTATATCTGCCTTATCTTTGTTTAGTGAAAATATAAAATACACTGTTTATAGTGATAGGATATTGCTTATTACCACTGAAAGCCAGTATAAGATTATTGATAATCTCATTAATGGGCTTGATACTAGCTATCAATTAAGGCAACTTAGTTTTACAATTATTAGCACAGATAACACAAAGCTTAAAGAAATTGGCCCACGTATAGAATCTCTTTTAAACCCACTAGATCATTTTTATTTTAAGATTATTACCAACGTTCTTACCGTCGATAGCACCAAAGTGAATAAAGATTCTGTTACCAGTCTTATAAATTTACTAAAAGAAAAGGGCGTTTCTGATCTGATCTATAATCCTAGAGTTACTGTTATTGATAATAAAGATAGCGTAATTGAGAGCGTTATAAAAACCCCTATTCAAAAATCATCAATTGATATTCAAAATAGTCAAAGCATCACTACCAACCAAGTTGAATATCAAGATGTTGGTTTAAAGCTTTATATTTCAAGTGTCTTGATTACTAATGATAGTGTTAGTTTTACTTTGGATTTATATATTGAAAATTTGCTTGATGATACATTGACCCCTAGAATTTCAAGCAGGCATCTAAAAACAAATGTATATCTTACTGATACAAATTCTTTTCTTATAGGCGGTATTAATAGCAAAGAAACGATCAAATCAACAAAGACTATTCCATTTATTGAAAACATTCCTATTCTTGGCGATATAACAACATATAAAAGCGAAAAAACAAACGATTATAGTTTTAGTATATTCATAACAATGCTTCCTTCTGAAAAAGATATTTTTTCTGAGTTTAATTATGATTCAAAAGATAAACACCTCGCTTTAGAACGCTACTTAACGAGCGCAGCGCGCAACGCAAAAGGGGCCCCACGTAGTGGGGAATGAGCGTGCGCTCTTGGCTAAATACGATATAAGTGTGTACAAAGGTGTAAAAAATGTATGGTATTAGTGAAACTGATAAAATCTTTTTAAAAAATAAGTTAGAAAATCAAAAGAAATTTCTTGATAGTAATTTCTTTATTATAAATGGCGAGTATGTTCCTTACTCTAACTTTTATTTTTCTAGCTGGCATAATTCAAATCGATATATTGCCGAGCTTAATAACCGAGTAGCTAGCCTTAATGATTATGCTTTAAGTCAAGGGCTTTGCCCTATTTTCGCAGTTTTTACATTGCCTAGCGAGTATCATAAACAAAAGCTTGTAACTCTTAAGAGTGGCAGAAAAAAGCTAGTTTATAATAAAAAGTATATTGATGACGATAAGCATAGCGTTAGCGCAGGCGCTGGTAAGCTTCAAGCTTTGGTTAGAAAAATTATCGGTTCTCGATGCTTTAGGGCTATTCCTTCAGATAAAAGATGTTATATAACTACTAAAGAACCGCATTTAGATGGAACTTGTCATTTAAATTTTCTTGTTTTTGTTCCAAAAGAAAAATTTGATGATTGTGTTAGAGTTATTAAAGATAATTTTTTAGATACTCATAGCAGGGTTGAAACCGATATTAAAAATGCTACTTCGTATGTTATGAAGTATATCTTTAAAACTCTTGATGATTTACGCCAAAATCCTGACCTGGATAATTTAACTGATATTAGCTATTGGTATTTAAAGCATAGAATAAGACGTTTTACAATGTCAAAAACGTTTGTAAGTCTTGAAATTTATAGAAAACTAAATGGCAGTATTGACCTAATATCTCTTACTAAAAATTATAATAAAGGCTTGGTTACTGTTATTGTTGATCCTGATACTAAAAAGCCCTTAAAGATATTTGATGAATTTGGCGAGCTATGGCAAAAGACTAGGATAATTAAAGATAGCAATACTATTAAACGATATGAAGATGCTAGCGATGAGATAAAGAGCTTTGGCAATACTCTAAAACAAAAGCAGGTTTTAAAAATTTGCGATGAATTGTTTAAGACCGAAAAAAGAGTTAAGCCAGTAAGTAAAATGCGAGATTACGAGCTAGTTAATTATTATCAAAGCTTGGGCGGTGATGTAAATGTCCAGCATCTTGCTTATGTTGAAAATTTAATGCTTGATAGAGAGCTAGATAACTTCACACACTATCACAAAAGGCATGATTTAAATGCCCCTGATATTGATAGCTTTGTTGATAGATGTTTAGTTTGCAATGAGTTCTAATTATGCAAAATGTTAAATTTAAATACTATGCTGATTTGTATCTTAAGCTTGGTAAATCTGAATGGAAATTATCGACGTATTGCAAGAATAAAGGTATCGTAAAAAATAGGTTAAATTTATTTTTTGATATGGATATTTACGAAATAAAGCCTAGTGTTATTCGTTTGTGGTTAAATTCAATTCAAGATGTTTCTAATAAAAGTAAAAAACACTATTTAAATTCTCTTTCTATGATCTTAAAGCTTGCCTTAGAAGATGAAATTATTGATAAAAATCCCATTATACATATCAAAAGCATAGTTCATAAAACACCAAGGATAGAGCCTTTTACTAGCCAGCAGGTGAATGATATTTTAAGATTATCTACTAGATATAACGATAGATTTCAAATTTTTTTATATATTGGCTTTTTTACTGGAATGCGGACTGGTGAGATATTATCTTTAAAAATGAAAGATGTCGATTTAGAAAATAGGGTTATAAATATAAATTCAACTCGCTCCAGATTTGGCGAGAATACACCAAAGACTATTTATTCAATTAGATCAATACCTATTTTAGATAATTTATATACAAGATTAAAAACTTATATTGAAAAATATCCAGGTAATATTTATCTTTTGCAAACTCAATATAATGAGCCTTACCGAGATACTGGCGTTTTTACTTCTGACTTTTGGAAGCCTATTTTAGACGAGTTAAATTTACCATATAGGCGACTTTATAACATGCGACATACTTATGCTACTTCTATGCTTTATCAAAATTTTGTTACTCCAGTTGAGTTATCAAAGCTTTTGGGTCATTCTACGCCTAAGATGATTTATGATGTCTATGTTAATTATCTTAATTCAAACTTAAAAGATTTTAAACGAGATATTTCAATTTATTGATTTGGGTCGGCATAGGGATTTTTTTATTTTATAAATTTGTTGTTAAATGCCGTAATATTGGGGTTGGTGGCGGACAGAGAGGGATTTGAA